GAGAGCTCATCGAGTGACATCTTGCTATTGTCCTCGGAAACGTAGCGACACAAAAAGAAATCGCGAAGAAACGGAACATGCCTGAACTCATAAGCATACGACAATGCTTTGCCGGCCATGTATTGTGAATGCGTTTGATCCTCCTTATAAATTGCCCTGGCGTTGAATCTCGCTATGGCCTTGCCCACCAACGGAACCATGCAAGGGTTCTCCACGTCAGTGATCAAGCGCTTCGACAAGAAAGTTGCGCCGCCCCTCATGCGGGGCGCTTTTGGTTTCAACACCATTTTGAACCTAGAAACCGTGGCCTTCCACTCCACCAAGCACATCTTCTTGTCGGTACGAGCAAGAAGATCATCACCCAAAACGAGGGCGATAGCGCGCAAATTCTGTTGTTTGCATGCAACGACAAACATGAGAATGTTATAAACAGAATTGCGTGGAGTGGTGAAGGTTGTGCCAGTGGGTAACTGGTTTTTGAGGGTGGCTTGTACACCCATTTTGAACGATCGTACCTTGAACTTATTATTTTCCAAGTAGAGTCGTCGTAGCCACAATGGCATATTGATCTTGCCCAGAAATCGGTCAAGGAGCACATGTACTCCTTCTCGCTGGTGCTTGTCATTGGCGCTGTAATCGCCTTCCACTGTGTGTGGGTACTTGCCATTGTCTTGTTCAATAAACTTGGCTAAGGTGACATCAGATTTCTTGTATGCGGTGCAAAACTTGACTCCTCCAAGAATGTTAGTCTTGAGCAACGCCTCAAGGCGCTGCATCACTGCCATCATGGCGGGTCCTGTCATTGCGTTGAAAACGTCGTTCCCCGCATATATGACTCGCGCTGCCCACGTAGGGTCATTGCGCTTGAGCAAAACTTCCTTCTTGATTGACAGGTCTTTGGTACCCAAGTAACCATAGGTTGCCTGGTCCACCTGTTGCATGCCAACCCTCATACGATCCACCTTGAAAGAATCGAATTTTGATTCCCAGGTTGCTCTGTCGTCGGGGTTTTCGTCCCATGCAGGAAAGTCACACTCAATGCTATTGATCACCTCCATAGCAGCCGTCATCTCATCATCTTCAATGTCATCCTTATGCTTGACATTACACCGTTTGTTAAACGC